AGGTGGGTGGCGGTAATCACCCACGGCGAATGGCCGAAAAAAGGCGCAGCCGAGCTGCGCGAGAGTTTGAAGCAGTATTTTGAAACGAATGGTGCGGACATTCCGCAATGTCTGGAAAACGAACCGGAAACCGCACCTGCCCACCCTAATGAAAGCGAGGACGACGATATGTTACTACGAAAAGCCACTTTGACCCAAGCCACCCGCCGTTATTTCGGCCTGGTACGAGACCCGTTCAACGATGAAATCAGGTCGGCAGAGGATGTGTATATGACCCCTGATGTGCGCTATGTGCGCGAGGCAATGTTTCAGACGGCCTGCCACGGCGGCTTTGTGGCGGTGGTCGGCGAAAGCGGCGCGGGCAAGTCCACCCTGCGCGAAGACCTGCAAGACCGCATCAACCGTGATGGCAGGCAGGTTATCACCATCGAACCGTATGTACTGGCGATGGAAGACAACGATGTGAAGGGCAAAACCCTGAAAGCCGCGCATATTGCCGCCGCCATCTTGGAGGCAGTATCACCCGGCACCCGCCCCTACCGCGATTCGGAAGCACGCTTTAGGCAAATCCACCGCGCCCTGCAGGAGAGCGCGAAGGCGGGCAACAAACATGTGCTGATTATCGAAGAGGCACACGGCCTGCCGATTCCCACCTTGAAGCACCTGAAACGTTTCTTCGAACTCAAAAACGGTTTTGACCGCCTGCTCGGCATCGTACTGATCGGCCAAACCGAACTGGCACAGAAGCTCAGCGAAAACAACCCGGCAGTGCGCGAAGTGGTGCAGCGCTGCGAGGTGGTGACGCTCTTGCCGCTGACCGACGGACGGCTGGCAGGCTACCTGAAACACAAAATCGAACGCGCCGGCGGCGACATCACCAAAATTATGGACGAGAGCGCGATTGACGCGGTGGCCGAACGGCTGACGGTGCGCGGCCGCAGCGGGCGCGGGGTGGAAGAGCACAGCCTGCTCTACCCGCTGGCAGTCAATAACCTAGTCAGTGCCGCAATGAATCAGGCGGCCGAGCTGCAGATGCCGGTGGACGGCGACATGGTAAGGGGGGTGTGAGATGGAGAAAAGATACGGCAGGTTTATCGGTACCAACCCGGAATTCCCACGCTATGACTTGGGCAGTTTGGAAATCGACGGACGCAGATACCTGATGCAAACAACCATAGGCAACGAGCCGATCATCATCAGCCCAATCACGGGCAAACGGTTTGTACTGGAATGGCACGAGATTATAGGGCTGGCAGTAGCCGCCGGCATTGATGAAGGCGAGGAGGAATGAGATGAGTGCATTTTGGAACTGGTTTGTACAGGCAAGCTGCTGGCAGGTGCTCGGCAACGCGCTGACCTTGGCGCTGGCGCTGGTCATCATCGGCATCGGTATCGGCGAAGCGGTGCGTTATATCCGCATCAGTTGGAAAGGATAACAACCATGTGGCCGGAATTAAAAAACGTTGCCCGGCGCGAAGCTCGGAACTGGTTGATTGCCGCCATCGTGGCAGTGGCCTATGCCGCCATGGCCGGCAGCTGTACCCCGCAGCCTGCCGCCCATCGGCAGCTGGTGGGACAACCGGATACGGCAGCGGCACGGCTGGCAGCCAAAGAGCGGCAGGCCAAGAGTGAGGCCGCCGAAGCGGTAGCAGTGTACGAACGCATGAGCGATCAAGAGCGGATGCGCGGTGTGGTTTTAGAACCGGTGGAGGAATAACGATGAACTGCAATTGTCTGGAAACATACCTTGAAAAAATACAGAAATCTTTAGAGGCTGAAGGTCGGGTAGTCAGTGTCAACCCTACCTTTGTACAGACGGGCTTCCGGATGCCGGATTTGTCTGTTGTGACCTATACCCAAGTGGAGTGGGAAGAAACCGTTACCCGGAAGAATGGGAAACAGAGCAGTAAAAAAATGAAGACATCAGTTACTCATAGCTACTGCCCATTCTGCGGCACAAAAATCCAACCTGCCAAGCAGAAGGAGGAATAAGACATGGTAACCGTAGCAAAATTTATCTGGTATTTGGCCAGCATCGTCTCCGGTGTGTTGGTGCTGACGGTGGCGGCTATGCTGCTGGTGGTAGTGTGTATGGCCGCCTTTAACCGATACGACGACATCTTTATCAACCGGGAACAGTCATGAAAACCCGTTGCCCCTGCTGCGGCGCCAACGCCAGCCTTGAGGTGCTGATTACCCACGACGAGGCGCGCAGCCTGATGGTGGCGCTGGCCGGTATCTCCGACGAGCTGGCCAAAGCCGCGCTGCGCTATCTCGGCCTGTTCCGCCCGGGCGAGCGCGACCTGAGCTGGGCGCGGGCGGCCAAACTGCTGGGCGAGCTGGTGCCGCTGATTCAGGCAGGCGAGATTACCCGCAAGCGGCAGATTTACCCCGCGCCGCGCGAGGCATGGATTTGGGCGTTTAACCGCGTTATCGAAGCCCGCGACAGCGGCAGGCTGACCCCGCCACTGACCAGCCACGGCTTCCTGCTGGAGAACCTGACCTTCTGGACGCCGGACAAAACCGCCGGCACGGCCTTGGCTCCGGCAGCGGATACCGCCCTTTCAGGCAGCCTTAACCCGCAACAACAGACCGCGGCCAGCAGCACCCTGCAAGCGGCCGCAGCCGGTGAGAAGTTTAAGCGATGATGACCCGAAATGATGACCAAAGAAGTAAACAATGCCTTGGTATCCGGTATCCAGCACATGTTCGCCATGCGGTTGCCTGGGCATCCGCCGCTCGATGCGGCCGACGGGACGTATCAGGCATGGATTGCCGCTTTCGATTCGCTGCCGATTGCCTGGGACGACGAGCGCGACGTACCGCGCATCCGACAGGCCTTCGGCGCGTTATGGGCAACCGTAGACCGCTGGCCGACCCCGAAAATGCTGATTGCCTGCATCCCGCCCGTGCCGCCCCCGCCGCAGCTGGAAGCTCCGAAAAAGGTGTGGACGGAAGAGGAAATAGCCAGAAACAAAAAGCGTTTGGCCGAAATGTTAGACATGCTGGCCGACAAGATGATTGAACGAAACCAATTTTTAGACGATGGAAGGAATGAAGATGAGTCAAATTGATATGAGCCAATACAAGAAGGACGCACGCGGCAATCTGGTACCGATTGACAACATCCGCGAAATCGACCTCTTACGCGACGAGTTGGTGATGGAGATTGTCGGTAAGGCGCAGGCGGTGGCCGAGCAGTTGGCCGATTACAAACGAGGGGCGATGGACGACATCAACGCCTTTGTACAGCTGTCCGCCGAACGCTTCGGTGTGGAGCTGGGCGGCAAGAAAAAAGGCAACCTGACCCTGCACAGCTTCGACGGCCGCTACCGCGTGCAATATGCCGTGCAGGATACCCTGAGCTTCGACGAAGGCTTGCAGGCGGCCAAGGCACTGATTGACGAGGCGCTGCACGACATGCTGGCCGGGGTGACCGATGCCGACGTGTGGACGATTGTGCAGGCCGCGTTTGCAACCGACAAGGAAGGCAACATCAGCACCGGCAAAGTGCTGGGGCTGCGCCGCCTGAAAATCAGCCACCCGAAATGGCAGCAGGCGATGGATGCGGTGGCCGATAGCCTGCAAATCCTGACCAGCAAGGCCTATGTGAGGGTGTACCGCCGCGATGACGAAGGCGATTACAAGCTAATGAATTTGGATATTGCGAAGGTGTAATTATGTGGTTTAGTCAATGTACCGTGTTCAGGCTACCTGAAACCCCGAATGCCGCCCTGCTGGCCGACAAATTGGCCGACGCACCCTTTGCCCCGTGCGGTGGGTTAGATTGGTTTACCGAGGGTTTTGCCGCACCGCAGAGCTTCACCCCCGAATTGGTCTTTAAGGTTGAACAAACAATGGGGATTGCGTTAAGGCGGGAGGAGAAGGTATTGCCGGGTAGTGTCATCCAGCGGGCGGTAGGCGAACGGGTGGTACGTATTGAGCAGCAGGAAGGTCGTTCGGTCGGTCGCAAAGAACGGCAGGAATTGAAGGAGCAGGTAACCGATGAGTTGCTGCCGCGAGCCTTTGTCCGCGCCACCCATACCCGTGCACTCTTTGCCAACGGCATGTTGCTGGTGGACAGCGCTGCTGCCTCTAAAGCGGAAAACCTGCTCGCTAAACTGCGCGAAGCCTTGGGCGGTTTGAAAGCCCAGCTGGCACACACCCGCCGAACGCCATCGGCGCTGATGACTGAATGGCTGCTGCGCGGTCATGCCGCCGGACGCTTTGAGCTGGACGACATTGCCTCATTGCGAGGCGCGGGTGATGTGCCACCGGAGATATGCATCAAACGGCAAGACCTGACAGCCGAGGAAGTAGCCGGCCATGTACGCTGCGGCAAGACAGTGAGCGAACTGGGCTTGGTTTGGGACGAGCGGGTTGCCTTTGTGCTAACCAGCGAGTTCACGCTCAAACGTATCCAGTATTTGGACGTGCTGCAGGAAGCGGCGGAAAACCACGGCGACAATGCCGCCGACTTGGCCGCTGCTTCGCAGCTCATCGTGTCCGCCAACCTGAGCGCCTTAATCGGCGAGCTGGTTGAATTGATGGGCGGTTGGCAGGAGTAACGATATGGCCACCGTAACCATCATGATTGCCGACACCCCGCGCGGGGTCATGCTGAAAATAACGTCAGACGAACGGCTGCCCGAGCCGGGAGAAGACAGCGGCAGCATCGCGCAAAATCTCGGCCTGATTGCGATGGAGCTGATTAGGCAGGAGTTTAAGGCGGTAACCGGCAAGGAGTTCCGGGCGTGCACCGTCCAGTAAGTAATACCGAGCGGCACGGCCTGCCGCAATTTAAACAGGAGTTAAACCATGACTAAATCAGAGTTAATCAAAGCCATTGCCGAACACGGCGAATTGAGCCGGGCCGATGCCGAAATCGCGCTGCTGGCCGTGCAACACAGTATCACGGAGGCTTTGGCCAAAGGCGATCGGATAACCCTGCCCGGCTTCGGGACGTTCAAGGTAATCACGACGGCCGCGCGTACCGGCCGCAATCCGCAAACCGGCGAGCCGGTCGACATCCCGGCCAAACGCAAAGTGAAGTTCACACCGAACGAGAAGCTCAAAGACTTGGTTAAAGCGTGATGTTCAACCCATGCCGCTGCCATAGTGCGGCGGCATCAGTGGAACATTAGGAGAGTCCAAATGCATGAACCCAAAGCCCATAAGAAAGCCCGACTGATTAAGCTATTGCACGTGGCCAAGAACCAGCTGATGCTGGACGATGCCGCCTACCGCAGGCTGCTGACCAACGTATCGGGCGGCAAGACCAGCAGCACCAAGCTGTCGCTGGACGAACTGGAGCTGGCGCTGCGCGGCATGAAGGCGATGGGCTTTGTGGTCACCACCAAGGCGCAGGCTAAGGGTGGCAAGCCTGATATCCCGGTGCGCGAAGCGGCGGCCGGGGTGGACGCGCAAATCAAAAAAATCCGCGCCCTGTGGCTGGAGCTGCACCGCTTGGGCGCGGTACGCAGTCCTTCAGAATTGAGCCTGGCTCGTTTCGTCAGCCGCATGACCGGCGTGGATTATCAGGGCTGGCTGAGTGTGGACGATGCCTCACGGGTGATTGAGCATTTGAAAAAATGGAAACAGCGGGTAACGCGGGAAGGAGCGGGAACATGACGCAGGCAAGGGTGGCCGAGCTGCTGTCTGATTTAGCGGCCAAGGTCGGAGAGGAAGTGCATTCTGCCGGGGTGGCGGACAAAAAACAGGCCAAAACCATCGGTAACCATGTGGCCAAACGTATGGCGCGGGAATGGGGCGGACAGAACCTGTATATCCCGCACGGGGTGCTGTGGGATATCGACGAGCGCGACGTAGAAATCTTTGACAAGTTCGACGGTACCAATCAAAAAGAGCTGGCACGCGAGTACGGGTTTTCGGAGCAGTGGATTTACCGCATCATCGAACGGGTACGACAGGCTAAAATCGACGCCGCACAGCAGGATTTGTTCGATGAAGGGAAAGGCAAAGGGAGTAAAACAGATTAAAACGCGCACAAGGTCGGTCAGGAACGTTCCTGACCGATGTCTTTTTACGGTTTGGTACGTTTGCTTATCCCGTCGCCAGAACGCGCTTAAAACGCAAATTTGGCGATGCCGGCTTCGGCGGTATTTTTTTAAACCCGTTTAAAGGACTTTCAGGCAGCCCATGCCCCATCATTCGCTTAACACGAGTGATGGGGATTTTTTATGTTTGAGATTTTTCGAAGTGGCGAGCGCATCAGTGCCGATGGCAGCCGGTGGAACATCACGGATGCCGACGTACAGCGCGCCGCCGAGGTGTACGACCCGAAGCTGCACGAAGCGCCGATTGTCATCGGCCATCCGGCCATGAACGCCCCGGCCTACGGCTGGGTGCCGAAGCTGGCGGCCGACGGTGGCAGCCTGAATGCCGAGTTTGCCCAAATGGATGATGGCTTTGCCGAGGCCGTCCGTGCCGGACGTTACAAGAAGGTATCCGCCTCCTTTTGGCCGCCCGGCCATCCGAACAACCCGGTGCCGGACAGCTACTACCTGCGCCATGTCGGCTTCCTCGGCGCACACGCCCCGGCGGTCAAGGGGCTGCGGGCGATTGAGTTCGGCGCGGCCGAGGAAGGCGTGATTGAGTTTTCCGAGGCGGCACACGGTATCGCCGCCCGGCTATGGCGCAATATGCGCGAATGGTTGATTGCCCAGTTTGGCCAAGACGCCGCCGACAAGGTGGTGCCGGACTGGGAAATCGAAGGCATCAAGGAAATGGCCGCCCGGCCCGACCTGCCTCCCGACCCGGTGTTGTTTGCCGATCCCCCTCCCACCCCCCAACCCAACCCACAGGAGAACCCTATGTCTCAAGAAGACCAAGTCGCCGCACTGGCTGCCGAAAAGGCTGCCCGCGAAAAGGCGGAAGCTGAAGCTGCCGAAGCCAAAGCTGATTTGAAAAAAATGCAAGATGAGCAAAACCAAGCCAAGCGTGATGCTGCTCACAAGCAAAACGCCGACTTTGCCGAAGGACTGGTGAAAGAAGGCCGCCTGAAACCTGCCGACAAAGCCTTGGTGGTGCAGGTGCTGGATTTCGCCGAGCACCCCGAACACACCACCGCCGATTTCGGCGAGGGTGAGGCAGCGAAACCGCTGGGCGTTGCGCTGCGCGAGTTTTTGGCGGCGGTGCTGCCGCAGCAGCTGCCGACCGGCGAAATGGCTAGAGGCGGCGAAGCACAGGCGACAGGCAGCCTGAACTTTGCCGAGCATGCCGACCCGTCCGAGCTGGAATTACACCAACGCGCCCAGGCACTAGCGGCCAAAGAAGGCATTTCCTATGAACAAGCAGTATTCCGCTGCATGAAATAAGGACTGACACCATGAGTCAAAACTATTTGAAAAAACTGCAGGGCGTTTCCCCCATCCTGACCACTGTGGCGCAGGGCTACGCCCCCAACCGCTTTATCGCCGAAACGGTGTTCCCGGTGGTACCGGTGGAAGCCGAAATCGTCAAATTCCCCACCCACGGCAAAGCCGCGTTTGAGGAATACGAAACCCGCCGCGCCATCGGTGCCGACAGCAATGTAATCGTGTTGGACGGCAACGGCTGGGAAACCGTTACGCTGGAAGAGCACGACTTGGCCGCCGGCGTGGACTACCGCGCCGAGAAGGAAGCCTATTTCAGTCAGAAGGCCAAGGCCGCCCGCCGCGTGAAAGACGGCGTGCTGCTGAAAAACGAAGTCATTGTGGCCGGATTGGTGCAGAACGCCTCCAGCTACGCTTCCGGCCACGTCAGAACCTTAAGCGGCACCAGCCAATGGAGCGACCAGGCCAACAGTAACCCGCTCGCCGACGTGGATACCGCCAAGGACAAAATCGCCGAAGCCGTCGGCCTGCGCCCGAACATCATGGTTATTGGTGCCGGTGTACTGAAACACCTGCGTTACCACCCGAAACTGCAGGCGCAGCTGGGTGCCAACGATAAAAAACGCATTACGCTCGACATCCTCAAAGACCTGTTCGAACTGGAAGACATCATCATCGGCGAAAGCCGCCTGACCGCCAACGGCCAGTTTGCCAACGTGTGGGGCAACCATGTCAGCCTGCAGATCCGCGGTGCCAACAGCGCCGGACAGCCGGCAGACGAAGGCAACCCCAGCTTCGGCTACACCTTCCGCCGCAGCGGCCTGCCCTTCATCGACACTTACGAAGGCGTGGGCGGCAAGGTCGAATATGTACGTTACACCGACATCAAAAAGGCTGTGGTAACCGGCGGCAAATGCGGTTACCTGCTGAAAGACGTGGTGGCTTAAATCAACCGAAAGGCTACCTGAAAATTCAGGTAGCCCGCCAAATACAGGAGCAAGACAAATGGCAAAAACCAAAAAGGCTGTGCTGACCGAAACCATCATCGCGGCAGCCGCCATCGTACAGAAACGTTTCGTGAATTTTGAAGGCAAACAGGCCACCGCCGGGCAGCCCGCCTTGGGTGTGTCGGTATACGACGCCGATCAGGGCGACAGCTTGGCCGTGGATGCACTGGGCATCGTGCGGGTGGAATCCGGCGGCGCATTGGCAGCGGGCGATGCCGTGGCTTCGGACGCGCAGGGCTGCGCGGTAAAACAGGCCGCCTCCGCCGTAACTCTCGGCCGCGCTTTGGACGCCGCCGTCGGCGCCAACGAAGTCATCCGCATCAAACTGGGAGCCTGACCATGATTAAAACCTATATCGCCAACACCCCGCTAATCCTGACCGATGCCGAGGGTAAGGAATTCCGCGTTGAGTCCGGCGAAGCCGTAGACCTGACCCCCGAGCAGTATGAGCTGGTGGCCGCGCATGTGACCGCAGGCAGCATCTCGGACACAGACTTGGCCGCATCCGGCTACCAGCCGGACGGCACAACACCGGTGCCGGAACAGCCGCCTGCCGAACCGACCCAGCCCGAACAACCGGCTGAGGCTGAAACCGCGCCTGCCGAGACAGAGCAGCCGGCACAGGCTGAAACCGAACAGCCGGCAGAATCTGCCGAGCAGCCTGAAGAACAGGCCAAAGCACGCGGCAGAGGCAAAAAGGACTAGGCCATGTACATCACGCGCGAAGACATCAAGGCTGCCGTCAGCTTGGCCGAGCTGATCCAACTGACCAACGATATCGGCGGCAGCACCGAGCCGGACTGGGCGGTGGTCGACAGAGCCATCGCTTATGCCTGCGAAATTGCCGACGGCTACCTGATGGGTCGTTACACCCTGCCGCTGGAGCCGGTACCCAGCATCCTGCGGCCGGTGTGCAGCGACATCGCGCGCTACTGGCTGCATACCCGCCGCATCAACACTGCCGATTTCCCCAAACCTTTGCAGGCAGCCTACGACAACGCGCTCAAGCTTTTGGCGCAGGTACGCGACGGCAAGCTGCATTTGGGCGTGCGTGCCGACGAACTGGCCAGCGATACCGAGCGGCCGCAGGCCGAGCGTGGTGCCTACCGTGTGCGCGGCAATGCCAAGCAGGATTGGGGAGGCTACTGATGTCTGCTACCCGCCCGATTCTGACCGCTGTGCGCGATTACTTGGCCGCCGAGCTGCCCGCCTACACGGTGGAACTGTTTCCCGACGACCCGGCCGGCTACCGCTTTATGGCACCGCTGGGCGCGGTGCTGGTCGGTTATCAAGGCAGCAAGTTTGCCCGTCCGGACGGCCTCGGCCTAATCGGCCAGCAGCGCGACGTCACACTGGCGCTGACCGTGTTCGGGCGCGGCCTGAACCATGACGGCGCAGCCTTGGATCTGCTCGACGCATTGCGGCTGGCCATCACCGGCTACCGCCCGCCCGACTGCGAACCGTGCCACCTGATCAGCGAGCAGTTTTTGGCCGAAGAAGGCGGCGCATGGCAGTACCAGCTGATTGCCCAAACCGAAACCCAACAGGTCGAACGCCGCCCGGCGGATATCCGACCCAAAGTCAGCAGCCTGTACCTACGGCAGCAAGGCCAGCCGCTCAATCCCAATATCAAACCCAAACCCTAGGAGATTATTATGTCCGCAGCTTTCCACCACGGTACGGAAACCAAACGTATCGACGGCGGCACCAGCCCGATCTACACCGCCGACGGCGCGATTACCGCCATTGTCGGCACGGCTCCGGCCGGTGCGGTCAATACCCTGACCGTATGCGCCGCCGCCCGCGATTTCTTGCAATTTGGCAGCAGCCTGACCGGCAAGGGTTTTACCCTGCCCGATGCCGCCAATATCTTTACCCGCTACAAGGCCGGTACCGCCTATGTGGTCAATGTGTGCGACCCGGCCAAGCATAAGAGCAGCGTGGCCGACGAGGCGCTGACGGTCGATGCCGACACCCTGACCGCCCGCACCGCCCATCCGGCTTTGCAAACGGGTTACACGGTAAAAGACGGTACCAGCGCCCTGAACGAGGGCAGCGACTACACCGTCACCGATGCCCTGGCCGGCGAGATTGTGTTCAAAACCAAACCGACCACGCCGACCATCAGCTATACCTACACCGACCCGTCCAAGGTAACCGAAGAAGAGATCATCGGTGCTTATGTGGCCGCCACCGGCAAACGCACCGGCCTGCAGGCGGTGATTGAAGGCTTCAACCGCTTCGGTGCCGATGCCAAAATCATCATCGTCCCCGAGTACGACAAGACCGCCAAATGCCGCGCCGCCATCGAAGTGCTGGCCGAGCAGATTAAGGCCATCGGCTACGCCGCCGCCCCGCAGCAGACCACCCTGAGCAAGGCCATCGAAGGCCGTGGCCCGTTGGGCAGCATCAACTTCCAAACCTCCAGCGACCGTATGATGCTGTTCTATCCCTACGCGCTCGGTTTGCTCGGCGTGGAGAGCCTGGCTACCCACGCTGCCGGCCTGCGCATGAAGACTGACGTGGAACAGGGCTACTGGTACAGCTCGTCCAACCGCGACCTGCTGGGCGTGACCGGCATCGAAATGCCGCTGACCGCCCGCGCCGACGACCCGCAGAGCGACACCAACCGCCTCAATGAAAAAGGCATCACCACGGTGTTCAACAGCTACGGCACCGGCTACCGCCTCTGGGGCAACCGCCTGGCCTGCTTCCCGACCGTCAGCCACATCAAAAACTTCGAAGTGGCGCAGCGCACCGGCGACGTGATCGACGAATCCATCCGCCGCTTCGAATTGCAGTATATCGACCGCCCGATTGACGATGCCCTGATTGACAGCCTGCTCGGCTCCATCCGTACCTATCTGGGCACCCTGCAATCCATCGTCGGCTACAGCGTGGACTTGGATTACGACTACGATTTGGTGGATGCTTTCAGCAAAGGCCAAGTGCCGATTAAGTACGAATACACGCCCAAGCTGCCGGCCGAGCGCATCAGCAATGCCAGCGTGATGACCCGCAAATATCTGGCCAACTTGGTCAGCCAACGATAAGGAAGGAATGAAAGATGTCCGATATCAAAGTGATTTACAACGCCAACGTCTACATCGACGGCAACGACCTGTTGGGCAAGGCCAGCGAGTTCAAACTGCCGGAGTTTGAGTTTGAGCAGGACGAGTACAAAGGACTGGGGCTGAAAGGCACGGTCAAGCTGCCGATGGGCGTGGCCGCACTCGAGGGCGAGATTACTTGGAACAGCTTTTTCCCCGAAGTGGCGCGCAAAGCCGCCAACCCCTACAAGGCGGTGCAGCTGATGGTGCGCGCCAACGTGGAGACCTACGACACCACAGGCCGCGTGAAGGAAGTGCCGCTGGTAACGATGGTAACCGCCACCTTCAGCAAGAACGCGCTGGGCGGCTACAAACCGAAAGAAAAGGCGGAGTTCTCCAGCACCTACCAGACCACCGAAATCCGCCAAGTGCTGGACGGGCGCGAAGTGCTGTACTACAACGCCCTGCGTAACGAATACCGCGTAGACGGCGTGGACGTGGAAGAGACCTACCGGCGCAATATCGGGGCATAGTTTTTTAAAGCCGTTTAAAAGACCTTTAAAGCGCCCGCAAGCGACAATCCCTACATCAAATCCGATGTAGGGATTTTTATTTACCACCGGCGGTTTTATCAGGCCGCGCCGCCCGGCCAATTTGAAAAAGGATTGCAAAAATGGCTCAGAACGAAGCACAAAAATTACAACAGCAAATCGGCGTTACCCAGACTATCAAGCTGGTGCAGCCGATTGAGACTCCAAACGGAACGGTTACGGAAGTGACCACCCGCCGCGTGCTGGTGAAAGACTACAAGCGGGCAGCCGAGTTGTACCCGAACAGTGCGGCCTTGCAGCAGATCCATGTCATGGCTCTGGCTTCCGGCCTGATGCCGGAGGATTTTGAGAATATGGCGTGGGAGGATTACAGCAAGCTACAGACGTTTTGTATTGGGGCGAATTGATTGGGACAGCTACCACCAAGCCGCTGCCGATTTGGCTTGGTGGTTCGGTTTCTCGCCCAAGATGATTGAAGAAATGTCGCCGAATGAGATTTTGATTTGGCAGCAACAGGCCAACCGGCAGGTTAAAGCGAAGTATTCGAAGATGTAGAGCCCGGCTGTTTAGAGTATCGGAACAGCCGGCAGATGCCGGAAATAAGCACGGCAAGGGAGAAACTGGCGACGGTAAAGGCCACACCGGCAGGCCAGGCCAGTATCAGCCCCAAGACGACAAACCCGAACAACGCCGTCCAGAAGCCGGCAGCCGCCCACATGCTGGCAAACAGCCACAGGGAAGCGGTGGCCACCATCAGACAAAACAGTATGGCGGCCAGTGAGAGGGTGAAATTATTTTTGAAGTCAAGTTCCATAAGTTGATTATTAGCACAGGTAAACCAGTATGGCAAAGGAATTTTTAGTCGGTGTAACCATTGCCGCCGCATTGAAGGCCGGATTTACCACAGTTTTCGGCCGTGCCGAGCGTACCGCCAAATCTCTAGGCTCGGCCATCAAAGAAGCGACCCACGCCAATGATGCGTTTGGTCGCTCTATCCGTCAGCAGCAGAGGCTGATGCCCTCGCGCAACCTGTCCGAACAGAGCCGTGCCTTTGCCGCCATGACAATGCAGATCCATCGTGCCACCCGTGCCCAGAACGACCTGAACAAGGCGATTGCCGGCCAGCGGGCGGCGCAACAGCACCGCCAGCAGCTGCGCTCCGAGATAGTGGAGACAGCCGGCCATGCGGCGGTTATCGCTGCGCCGGTGGTCGGATCTATCCGTAAATTCATGGAGCAGGAGGATGCGTCTGCCAATCTGAAAATCTCCATGATGCGCCGCGACGGCAGCTTCGGCCGCTTCAACGAAATCGACCGGCTGACCACCGAATGGGGCGCCGCTCTGCCGGGAAATAAAACCGACTTTACCAATATGGCGCTCGGCTTGAAGAGCCAGGGTATTTCGGATGAAACCATCATCAACGGCGGCGGTCTGGCTACCGCCCGGCTGAATACCGTGATGGGCATTCCGATTGCCGACGGCAGCTTTTTTGCCAAAAACATGGAGGCGCACGGCATCAAGGAGTCCGAGCTGCTGCGCTCGGCCGACCTGACCCAACGTGCCTATTTCGCTGCCGGCCTGAGTAAGGAGGACATGTATCAAGCCATGTCCTACTATGCGCCGAAGGTTAATACCCTCGGCCTGACCGGCTTGGAGAATCAGAAACAGATTTATGCGGTAGAAGGGTTGGCTGCTAATAAAGGGCTGGAGGGCTCCAGCTTCGGTACCAACTTCAATATGATGCTGAGCCAGTTGTCCAAAGGGCCGACCATGATGGAAATGGCTGCCAAGGGCATGCGGGCGGAAGTGCGCGACATGGTGGAAAAGTCCGGCGCCCATTTCGACTTCTTCAATAAAGACGGCAGCATGAAATCGCTGCGTGAGATTACCGGCACGCTGGAATCCGAGTTCGGCAAAGTCCGCGCCCGCTTCGGCGACAAAGGCGTGATGGATGTGGCCGATGCCCTGTTCGGACAAGAGGGCGGACGCGTGGCCTCCATCCTCGGCCAGGCCGGTTTGGGCGGCTTCGATGCCATGATTGCCAAGATGGATCAGCAGGCATCCTTGGAAGACCGCATCAAGGTTAAAACCGGCACTTTATCGGGTGCCATAGAAGCACTGGGCGGGATGGCCGAAAACGCCGCCGCCAAGTTCGGCGAAGTATTCGCACCTGATTTGAAACGGTTTGCCGCCTTCGGCCAAAACGTGATTGAGCAATATGCCATGCCGTTTATCAGCAGGCATAAAGAGGCCATTAAAGTAGTTGCCGGTTTGGCGGTAGGCTTAATTGGGCTCAAGCTGGTCTTCCTCGGACTTGCTTATGCCGGTTCCTTGGTTTCCATGCCTTTCCGCTCAATGTGGACGGGTTTCCAAAAGATCCGCTCCATGCGGAATATGTGGCGATTGTTCCGCATGAGCGGGGTATCGCGCGGTGTGAGCCTGCTGCGCACCTTCGGCATATCCGCCCAATGGGCGACCCGTATCGCCGGCGGCCTCGGTCGGGTGGCCGCGCCGTTTGCCTCGGTATTCGGCCGTATCGGCCAAGGTGCCGGCGTATTCGGCAAACTGAATGTGGCATTGGGCTTGGTGCGGCAGGGCTTTATGTTTCTTGCCCGTTCGCTGCTGACCACGCCGGTCGGTTGGGCGATTATGGCCATCGCCCTGGCGGCCGTGCTGATTTACAAATACTGGAATCCGATCAAGGCGTTTTTTGCCGGTGTGATTGACGGCATCATGAAAGGGTTGGAGCCGGTCAAACCAACCTTAATCGCACTTGGCGAGGCGTTCAGCGGTATTTGGGCAGCAGTGCGGCCATTCGTGCAGCCGATTATCGATTGGTTTGGCGAGCTGTTCAGCGTCAATCAGGTGGCCGAAGGCAGCGCCCGCAGTTTCGGTGAGACCTTCGGTTTGGTTATCGGCGGCATCCTGAGTTCGGTGGTGCAAACCGGCGCCATGATTTTGGACGGCTGGCGCATGATTTTCGACGGCATTTCCTCGCTGGTCGGCTCGGCTTGGACGGAAATCAAAACCGCCTTTGACGGCGGCCTGCTCGGCATTCTCGGCCTGATTCTCAACTGGTCGCCCATTGGCGCGTTCTATTCGGCCTTTGCTGCCGTATTGTCATGGTTCGGTATCGAACTGCCTGCCAAGTTCACGGAGTTCGGCAGCAACATCATCCAAGGGCTGTGGAACGGTTTGATCGCCAAATTCGAAGCGGTTAAGGCATGGTTTGCCGAGAAGGCGGCGTGGTTTAAAAACGCCTTTGCCCAAAGCAACCAGATCCGCTCGCCCAGCCGGGTGTTCCGCCGTTTCGGCGGCTGGATGATGGAAGGCCTGCAAATCGGTATCAACCAAGCCGCGCCGCGCCCTCTTGCCGCCATCGGTTCGGTATCGCGCGATTTGCAACAGCGTTTCAACGGCAACACCTCATCCTTGGCTGCTTCGATGGCCGCCAACAGCGCCGAACTTGCCGCCGCACGGCAGGGGACGGGGGCGGCAGGCGGCATCACGGTGCATTTCAGCCCGACCATCAATGCGCCGGGCGGGGATGCGGGGCAGATTCAGGCAGCCTTGCAGATGGGCTTGCGCGAGTTTGAGCAATTGTTTGAACGGCTGATGGCCGATAAAGCCAGGAGGGCTTACTGATGTTTGCCATGTTGGGCGAGGTACGCTTCGAGCTGTTGGGCAGCTTTACCGATTTGGAGGAGACCCACAGCGCCAGCTATGCCAAGCATGAGGTGTTGGCCGGGCGGCCGCGCCTGCAGGCGATGGGCAACGAACTGACGCAGATCCGCTTCGGGCTGAAATTGCACTGGAAGCTGGGCGATGTGGACGCGGCCTACAAGGGCTTGATTGCGGCCAAGGAGGCACAGCAGGCGGTGTCGCTGGTTTTCGGGAGCGGCAGGTTTGTCGGCTGGTTTGTGATTGAATCACTGACCGCCCGCACCCTGCTGCAGGACGGTCGGGGGCGCACCGCCGCGCGCGAGCTGGATGTAAGCCTGACCGAGTTTGTCGGCGACCCGAACAACCCGCTGCCGACCCCGGGCGTGGCCAACGGCCAAAACCCGCTGCTCGCCATGTTGCCCGAGTCGGTGCGTGCCCCTTTGTCCAAAGTGGCCGATGCGGTGCAGACCGGCGTGCGCATCTACCGCAGTGTGGAACAAGAGGTGGGGCAGCTGCAAACCCTGATTGCCCATGCCCGCGAGCTGAAACACGACCCGCTCGCTTTGCTCGGCGTGGTGGGCGATGCAGTCAATCTCGGCGGCACGGCGCTGGGTAAATTGAACAGGCTGCCTGAAGTCGGCAAATACATCGGCAACCTGTCCGGTGCGGCCGAAATGCTGGCCTACGGCGGTCAGGCGGCACGCGAACTCTCCGGCGGTTTGGCCGCGCTGCGCAACGGTGCAGAGAGCGGCACGGTGGGCGGCTGGCTGGAAGGCGGCGCGGCCGCCGTTGCCTCGGCCGCCGACAGCCTGAACAACGGCGCACGCGGGGCGCAAAGCCTGACCGCGTGGCTGGCCGGCAGAAAGGACGGGACGAAATGAGCGAATCGGTATTAAGACACCTGACACGCGAGGGCGACCGCTGGGATTTGATTGCCTGGCGATACTACGGCAACCCCTTGGAAATCGCCCGCCTGATTGCCGCCAACCCGCACCTGCCGGCGGCCGAACAGTTTGCCGCCAACCTGACCGTGTTTGTACCGGTTATCCCGGCCAAACCCCAAACCCAAGCCGACATGCCGCCGTGGCTGCGCGGCGATAACGGAGACGACGATGCAGATGCCTAACCTCCATCTGGGTGCCTTGCTTTCAGGTAGCCTGAACAGCACGGCCAGCCATCCGGTAACCCTGCCCAAGGTCATCATCAAATACGAGCAGAAGGACATTACCAGCGACATCCAGCCCTACCTGCTCTCCGTCAGCTATACCGACTATCTGGAAGGCCAAAGCGACGAAGTGCAGGTGGAGCTGGAAGACGTGGACGGCCGCTGGCGGCAAAAGTGGTATCCCGAGCAGGGCGACAAAATCAGCCTGGAAATCGGCGACCAGATTAACGGTATGCTCAAGCTGGGCAGTATGGAGCTGGCCGAGATTGAGTACCAGCACCCGCCGTCCGTGATTACCCTGAAAGCGCTGTCCACAGGCATCACCAAATCCAACCGCACCCAGCGCGGCCGTGCCTACGAGCACACCACGCTGGCCGACATCGTGCGCCGCATTGCCCGCCGCCTGCGGCTGAAGGTAACCGGCACCATCAAACATATCCCAATCGAGCGCGTGACCCAGTATCAGGAGCGCGACGTGGAATTTCTGACCCGTTTGGCCAAAGAGTACGGCCATACTTTCAAGATTGTCGGCAGGCAGTTGGTTTTTCAGGCCAACGACGCGCTGGCGGAACAAAAGCCGGTGGCGGTGTTGCAGCCGGAGGACATTAAAAACTTCCGATTGCGGGATTTAATCAAGGGCGTACCGCAGGAAGCAGTAGTGAGCGGCTACGATGCCAAACGCAAGACCACACGCCGCACCCGCCGACGCAGCAAGGCGCTGCGCCCGGGCGGCAAGCGCGCCAGCAGCGGCGACACGCTCAAAATCGTGGCCAACCGCGGCGAGAGCCAAGCGCAGGTCAATGCCCGTGCCGATGCCGCGCTGGCCAATGCGCAGCAAAGCCAAGTGGCGGGTAATTTTTCGATGGTAGGCAACGCCAAGCTGGTGGCCGGACAGGTGGTGCAGCTCAAAGGCTTCGGCAAGTTCAGCGGCAAATATCTCGTGAAACAGGCGCGGCACGAAATCCGCCGCGGCGGCGGCTTTACCAGCGATTTGGAGGTCAAGATGGTCGAATACGTGCCGGATGAGCCGCCGCAGCCGCCCGCCGCAACCCAACCCAAAAAACAGGTAGCCAAAAATGCGAACCCATGACTTTACCGCCACCCTGCAGTTCGGCACCGTAGCGGCGGTGGACGCGGCCAAACACGCGGTGCGCGTAACCGTGCCGACCTTGGACGATATCCAAACCGACTGGCTGCCGGTGGTCAGCCTGGGCGCGGGCGGTAACCAGTTCTACGCTCTGCCCGACCCCGGCGCGCTGGCGGTGTGCCTGTTGGACGCACGCGGCGAGGGTGGCGTATGCCTCGGCGTGATTTATAACGAGCAGGACGGCACGCCCGCCGCCGATGCCGATATGTGGCTGAAGAAATTTGCCAACGGCACCGTCATCAGCCACAACAGAGCCGACGGGCAGGTAACCGTCGACACCCCGGGCAAGGTGGTGGTTAAGGCCGCCTCGAAAGTGGAAATCCAATCGCCGGAAACCGAGATTACCGGCAACACCACAGTCAATGGCATGCTGACCTATACCGCTGGCCTGACCGCCTCCAACGGCGGCGGAGGCGATACCGCCAGCATCGAAGGCACCGTGCGCGTCAACGGCGAAATCATCCTCAACGGTATCCCACTCTCCGGCCACGTCCACCCCGGCGACTCCGGCGGCACCACCGGCAGCATGCAAGCCGGCTGATTTTTGAAAACGTTTTACAAGACCGCGGACAAGCCCCGCAGCACAATCCCCGTATCCCGCCCGATACGGGGATTGTTTTTTAAACCCGTTTAAAAGACCCGCCACCACCGCGCAGGCAGAATAAGCCCATGACTACCCAGACCACCCCGCGCAGCCGCCACTGGCAGACCGCCCCTCTCGCGAGCGGGCAGGACATCGTGCAAGACCTTGACGACATCAACCAGTGCATCGGCCACATCCTCGCTACCCGTAAGGGCAGCGACGTGTTGCGGCCGGACTTCGGCAGCAACTGGTTCGACTACATCGACTATCCGGAAGACGAATTTATCCCCAACACCGTCCGCGAAGTGGTGTTGGCGATTCAGACGTGGGAGAAGCGCGCATTAGTCGAGCAGGTCACGTTTGCCGGCCACGCCCCGCATCTCACCATGACCGTACATTGGCGCGTGGCGGATGAAGTGGCGGGTGAAATCTACCGCACCGACATTGTGCTTGAGGCTACCTGAAAATGGATTTGAGCAAGTTAAAACGCGAAGAAGTCAAGATTGTCGATGACGACTTGGCGCAAACCCTGGCCGCCACCATCGCCGACTACGAGCAGAGGGCGGGCAAAGTGTTGCAGCCGGCGCACATCGAACGGCTGCTGATCAACACCTTTGCCTACCGCGAGCACCTGCTGCGCCAGCAGGTGAATGAAGCCTACCGCCAGCAGCACCCGCGCTTTGCCACCGGCCTGATGCTGGACTTGTGCGGCGATGACGTATCTACCCCGCGCCTGCAGGCGCAGCCCGCCCTGACCACCCTACGCTTTAGTGCCACCCTGAGCGGTTTGGAACAAATCACCATACCCAAAGGCACGCGGGTTAATGCCGGACAGACCAGTTTTGTCACCACCGAAGCCGCCCTGCTGACCGCTGCCCAAAGCAGCGCCGAAGTGGCCGCCGAATGCGCGGAAAGCGGCAGCGTGGGCAACGGCTGGTCGGTCGGCCAAATCAACAGCCTGGCCGAGCGGCTGCATCCGACGATTGATGTGGCCGTCAGCAACACCACCGTTTCCGCCGGCGGTGTGGAAATTGAAGACGACGAAGCCTACCGCGAGCGCGTGTTGCTGGCACCGGAGAGTTTTTCGGTAGCCGGGCCGGTGGGTGCCTACCAATATTGGGCGCGGCAGGCCAGCCCGGCGGTGGTGGACGTGCACGTGGCCAACGATACCGATGGCGGCGGCCAGCCTATAGGCGGGCGGGTGGCGGTAACCGTGCTGGCCAAAGACGGCCTGCCCAATGCTGAGCTGATTGGCAAGATTCAGGCTGCCTTATCGGCCGAGAAACGCCGCCCGCTGTGCGACACCGTAGTGGTCAAAGCCCCGACCGCCGTCGATTACACGCTGGACGCCGAGCTGACCCTGTTTACCGGCACCGATGCCCGCACCGCCAAAGCGGCGGCCGCACAGGCATGGGCAGGGTATGAAGCCGCCCGCCCCCCGCGCCC